TCAACATGATTTTTTCTATTCTACTTACTGCTTTTTCTAAATTATGAATTTTATCATGAGTTTGTTTTTGCATTATTCGACACAATTTTTCATGTGATTCAATCATTTGTAATGCATTTTTTTTAGACATTTCTTCTCCTTTGAGCTATCGCTGCACCTGTTGGGTCATTAGGAAATAAAGTTTGAAACTGTTGTGCAGAAACTTGTTGTCCGGTATTCGGTGTAGCTTGGACAGGACTTTCTAATTCAACATCACCCATTACACTAGCTCTTTCAGCTTCAATGTTTCTTGATTCTTGGTCAATGTCTGTTTCATCTGTTGCACGAATAGAACTTTGTATGTAATCAACTAATTGATTATCTGTTTCTACATTGCCTGAGCCAGGAGTAAAGTCTTGTGCAAACATAGACTCAATAGTTTCTTTTGGTAAAGTATTATCATCATATCTTGGTTTAGGATTTTCAAATGGCATACCTAATAACATTTCTTGTATTCTAACTGGGTCAATATTTTTTGGATTTATTTTTGGTGTATCTTCTTCTTCATCTAAAATGTAATTCATAAATCTTGCAAACGCTTCTCTCTTTTGAGTTAAACCTGCAGCTGTTAATTTTGGAGTGACATTTCTAATTGCACCTGTACCATAAGTACGACCTCTAATTTTTTTACCACCTAAAATTTTTAATTGTTCATCTACACCTAAAGCATCATTCATTAATCTAAGTGCTACTGGGTCTGATAAAACTGAACCAGCTTTTCTTGCAACAGCTAAAAATACTAAAGGAGCTAATGGATTGACTGCTGCCATACCACCACCAATTACAACACCAGATAAAACACCTCTTCCTCCAGATAATGTAAATCTTCTTTGTAGGAATGTAGATGTATCAGATACTGCGACATCTGAAATTGCTTTCATATAATCAGTAAACTTATAAAAATCGTCTGCACCTTTCTTTCCTAATAAAAGTTGCATTTTATCTCTACCAAGATCTTCTGTTGCTTTACCAATACCAAGATTGTCCATAAATTTATTAATATTAAAGTTAGCAAAATCTTTTGGACCAAATCTTATTTTTGATACATCATAAATTCCATTATTTAATCTTACGTCATCGATACTAAAACCTCTTTGTCTAGCAATTATATCAGTGCCTAAATCTTCCATAGCTTCAGAAACATATTTATTTTTTGCTATAACTTGTGCATCCATTGCAACATCGTTAAAAATTGATTTAGCTTGTGGACTACCTGCCGTGTCAAATGATTTTAAAAATGTATTAAACATGTATCTTGCTTTTGCCGCTTCAAACAAAGCTTTACCATTGGGTGTAGAATTTCTTCCTGCTGCACCTATTATTATTTTAAATTGTTCTATGGCTTCTGGCGAGTTAGATGCAAAAACATCTTTTTCCATGCTTCTAAAAAGTTGATCTCTTGACATAGATGCAAGTCCTTTAACACCATTTATACCTCTTTGGGTAAATAAACTCGAATCGAATTTTCTAAATGATTTAACTATTGGTTCATTTAAGAAACCCATTACTTGCGAAAATGTTGCATTTGCATCAAGTAATTTTGCATTCAATTTTTCTCCTTGTGATATTTTATAAGCTATGTCTGCATCAGCAAATTCTTTTCCACTTTGTGCTACCATTGCTTCGTAACCCTCTTTAATTGTCTCATCTTTAAGAAGATTATCTTTAGTTAATTTACCACCAAATGCATTAAAGTCAGTTTCTAATGCTTCTCTTAATGACCAAACACTTCCTGTTGGTAATTGATATTGTGTTCCTTCAATAGCTCTATTTAACATTCTCATCAAACCGCTATATTCTTTTGGTGTAATTTTACTATCACCAATTGCAGCAACTGCTTTCATATATAAATTTAAAGGGTCTCCTGCATCTTTTAAATATTTATCAATAGATTTTACATCTATGTCACCAATACCTTCTTTGAAAGCCGGTATATCTGGAAACATTTGTCTATTTGCTTCAACCATTTCTTTTGCGTATTTAACTGTTTTATCTAATCCAATAACTCTTGGATTACCAAGAGCATCCGCAACTTCTTCAAATGCTTGGTATTTTGCACCAATAACTGCTGCATTTTCTTTAAAAACTTTTGCAGCTTGATTATATATGGATGAAGATAGTGCAGCTGTTTTCATTAAAGGTGCATATCTTACAAGGCCATCTAAATATTGTTTACCTGCTTCTTGTTCTGCAACTTGTAAAGCTTCTCTTCCAATACCTGAAACAAATGGAAATACACCAACAGTTTTAAAATAACTTTGTCCTAAAGGTGCAAGTGCACCTTTTCCTAAATTTGAAAAACCTGTTTCATTTAAAGCCTTACCTTCAATAGCTGTCATAAGCGGTAAAGGTAAACCTTTTTCTTTTGCAATTTCAGATAATCTTACAGCTTTTTCTCCTTTAACATTAAATAAATGTTTTCCTAATTTTCCTAAAGGACCAAAAATAAAAGGTGTTAATGCTGCTGCTCCTGCATTCCAATACGCTGCAGTTTTAGTTGCACGAAGTGAATTTGCTATAATATTTTGGTCAATTTCTTTATCAGGTAAATCTCTAAAATCATCTGTAATTGCATTTGCAATAGTTATACCTGCTTGTTCATTTAACATGTCATATGTAATTGAACCTGCACCTGCACCAGTAGATCCACCTAGAACTGAGTATATTTCTGCACGACCTAATGGACTCGCAACTACTTTTGCTGGAACGTCAGCTGCTCTAGCAATTAATTTTAAAGCACCACCAATTAGTCTAAATCTACCTGGTAATTTATCTGCAACTTTAGTGGCAGCTTGTAAAAATTTTCCTGGTCCTTTTTGCCAAAGAGTTCCATTTTTTGTAGCTCCAAATATTTTTTTTCTCATTAGAAGATATGGTGCTATTGATCCTGTCAAATCACCTGCAAGTTCTGCAGTTGGTCTACCCTTAAAAAAACTATCTTCAGCTTCTAAAGCTTTACCTATTGGATCTGCATAAAACTCATCCGCTCTTGCAATTTCCGATGCAGCTTGTTCTCTTTGTAAGGTTAACTCTTTCATAGTCGGACCTTTGAGCTCACCTCTTTTAATTAACTCATCTATTATTCTTCTTTGTTTTGGAGAAATGTCAGCTGGATTTAGACTTTTATCATCTAACTTTTTTTGTAATTCTTCTAAAGTGATTGCCATTAGTAAGCCTCCAATAATTCTTTTGTACTTTGATCTGCGAATGGGTTCTGTAATTGGAATTGTTGATTTGAGCCTGGCTCTACTACACCATATTGTATTCTATATTTATCTATTGTTGAAGTGTCACCACCAAAAGCAAATTGATAATCATTTTCTAATCTCTTAATATCTGCAAGAATAGTTTCATTAACAGCTTCTAATGATTTAATAACTTGTTTTTGACCTCTTAATAATGGGAATACATTAACAAGTTCTTTTGCCATTTGAATATCTTTTTGTGTTAACCTGTCTTTATCTTTTAGTGAGTTAGCAAGTGCATATGTTAAGACAGTTTCATTAATTGCTAGTCTTTCAAGATTAGCTGAATCTGTTTCATCTTTGAAAGCACCTAATTGTTTTAGTGTGTCTTTAAACATTTGATCTGTGCTTCCAAAATTCTTTTCTATAAATTCATCAGCTTCTTTCTCAGATAAACCATCTGCAATTAGATCTCTTCTAAAACCACCTTTTAATTCATCTATGTATCTTTCTCCTTCTTCCTTCGTATCAAATAACGTCATACCAAAGTCGCTGAAAGCATCACCTAAACGAGTTGTAATTAAATTTAGTCTACCCTTAGGACCTGCAAATTTTTTGCCTTGTCTCTCAGCATCTGCAAGAATATCTATTGTATTTTGACCAAGGTTAAGAGCTTTATATTTACCAGATAAATTTCTTAAAGTTTGTCCTTGTTCTTTGGTTGCATAATCAGCCGGTAAAAATCTATCAAAATCACTTGTTGCAATTGGTGCAAACATTTGTCTTCCGCCCTCTCCTAGTTTAGTAGCATAAACATATGTTCCATTTTTTAACATACCTCCAGTAGTGTTTACTAATCTTCCATTACTATCTGTATATTGTATAACTCCAAACTTTTCGAAATCTAATTCTGTAGTTTCTAGTATAGAATTTCTAGCTTCTATTTCATCTGACGCTAATTCTAATGCATCAGACATAAATTCGTTTTCTAATTCATTTTCTTTAAGTTTAATTGTAGCGTAGTTGTTAACTGCAGGTCCTAAAGCTTTACCAAACACCTCTAATGCTCCACCAAGACCACCTTTTGTAGTAGTTCCTGTCAATAATCCTGATGCAAGATTAGATAAGAATACAAGTTTTGCTTGTGATTGTTGACCTGCCATTAATTCTTTTCTATATTTTCTTGCAAGTTCTATTACTTCTGAATTAACTTCTGTGCCATCAGCTGCTTTTATTTTACCTGGTTTATCTAAGTCGTTTGTGTTTGATGCTATAACTTTATTATTTGCAGCATCATCTGTTTTCTCAGTTGTTTCTGCTACTTGTTCAGTGTTTACTTTTTTCGGTTCTCCTGGAGGCGTAGCTGAAACTGTTTGTATATCTTTTGCACCTATAATTGGTGCTGATTTATTTGGATCATTGTTTTGAACAACTTTATTTATATCAACCGTACCCTTTACTACTTCTGATTCGTTGTCCTGTTGTGTAAGTCTATCGTTACTCATACCAATTCTTCCTTTTGGTTTAGACTTAGATGCTGTTTGAACTTTTGATTCTGGTTTAGTATCTATTGGGTCTGGAAAATTTTCTAAACTAGCTTCCGCAGAAATATCTGGCAGAACTTTTCTTTCACTAGGTGGAGTTTCTCTATACGCTTTTATATCTTCTGCAATAACGTCTCCTCCCAAACCTGCTAATTGTAAAGCTCTTAAACCCAAAACCCCTCCTGCAACTATACGTCCTGGAGGTGTAAAACCAAATGCACCTGCACCTAAAGATGCAAGATATCTTTGTGTTGGTGTAATGCCTTCAACATTTTTTAAAGCTTCATTTGTCTCGTAAAATAAATAGCCAGGTGCACCAAATACTGTTCTAAAAGCACCCTTACCAAATCTCTTAGCACCTTTTTTGAATTTATCCATTGCAGATGGCTGATCTACAACCATTGGAACTCTTCTAGGATTATATACACCAGTTATACCTGGACTTGGTGAACCTACTGGTACAGCTTGTGTTCTTGGTCCTACAAAATCACCTCTAAAAAGTTTTATTGGTTTGATATGACCCTTACGCAAAGCTGCACTTCGAAACATTGGTCTGTTAAGAACTTTGTTTATAGACATGTTTCTCCTCTATTGTTGTGCGCCTTGATAAGCTGCGAATGCTCCTATACCTGTTCCTACTGCTTGTGCTAATGGACTTGTTGACGGTGTTGTACCCATCGTAACACCAGACTGTGTTTTTGGTCCAGCAGCATAAAGGTTAGCTAAGAATTCTGCTCTTTGATAAGGCTCATATTGTTGTTGTAATGTAGTAGCTCTTTGTGCATCTAATGCTTGTTGTGCCAATTGTCTTTGAACTCCACCTGCACCCATTAATTGATTAATATCAGCTTGGGCCATTTGTTGTTGACCAGCACCTAAAGCACCAAGTTGTTGTCCTGCAGACAACCCAATACGTTGTTGATTTTGTGCTGCACTTAATGCTGTACCAAAGCCCATAGCTTGAGCTCTGCCCATTGCATCTAAAGTTCTGTTTTGTAATTCAGCTTGTTGCACACCTTCTCTTCCACCACCAAAAGCTCCAGATCTAACAGCTTGTGCTGCTAATTGATTTTGCATTATTCCAGACTGTCTAGCAATTTCATCAGTGACATAAGATTGATAGGGATTTAAAAATTGTGCAATTTGACTTGCACCAACTGGTGCTGCTGCACCTTGAATTTGTGCTATACCAGATGCAACTGTTGGAGCTCCGACACCTGTTGTTCCTGCTTGTGTAAATCCTAATTGTTCTAATGCACCTGCTGGAGCTGCTTGTACTGCTGGTAAATTAATAGGTTGTTGAGCGACCTGTCTCGCTATATCCATCAACTCTATTTTTCGTTCTTCTATACCTGGTGCTTCTCTTACAAACGTAGTTTGAGTTGCCGGTGTCGATGGTTGTGAAGACCTTCCTCCTCCTCCAAAAAAACTCATATTATATCCATTTCTCTAGTTGTACATGTTTCTTTTGCCATCCCCATTTTTTGGAAACCTTCTCCCATCCTGGTCTAGCTAAAATACTCATTCTTTTACATTTATTATGTTTTGCAAAATTCGTTATCTCGTTAACAAGATTATCTTCCCAAAATTCTCTTCTTTTACCCGTACAAATAATTATTTCATATTGTGCATAGTTTGGTAATTCAGCTATTCTACCAACACAAACTCCAAAAACTTTGTTCTCTTCTGTTTCATCAGAACCAAACATAATCCAACATTGCATCACATCTTTTTTAAGTTCTCGAAATATCCATTCAGCATCAGCATACTTTCCAGAAAATGTTAAAGCCTCTGAAATCATAAACTCCATTAACGGCCAAAACCTATCAATATCTTTAGGTTCTATTGGTAATACACTTACAAGTGGTTTAATTTTTTTAGTTTTTACTGTCGCCATTAGCACCCTTTAATAAATCAAAAACTCTTTTGTATCGTTTTTGTTGTTCATAAAAGTATTGGGCACCTTTTTCTCTCATATCTTTCATGCTATTTGGATTGCCTCCAGCTATGATTCCAGCACCTAATACCCCATCTGCTCTTGTTACAAACTCTCCGTCTGCTAATTGAGCTAACATCGTATCCTCGTCTTTATCACCAACTCCTGCACCGTCCTCTACATATCCTGATGCTCTTATATAATTGTTTGCATCATTTTCATCGTGAGTAGTTTTGGATGGAAGATAGTTAATACCACCTTCGTTAAATTTTTTTATCTCAGCTAAACCACCTGTTCTTAATCTTGTCTTATTCATAGCAAAAGGACCTAATTGATAATCACCTTTGTTCTTAGGATCAGCTTCTGGTATGTACACCTTTTCATATTCTTTTTCTTGACCAGTTGTAGGATCAATATATTTATAACCTGGTCTTTGTGCTGCAAGTTCTGCGTAACCAACATTGTAGGTAGGTTGATAAATATCTACAGGGCCTGGATTAAATGCACCGAGAGCCAATGGTACACCAGCTGCAAGTGCAGAAATTTTTAATGGGTCATATTCCATTGTACCCCCTTCACCTTTTCTTCTTAATAATAAATCAGTAAGACTTGAACCTTTTGGTCTAGCCGGATCAAAGTCGTTTAAATTTTTTCTAGGTATCCCTAAATTAAATCTTTCTGCTATTTGAGTTTCAGTAAATGGTTTAAATCCTGCGTTAGCTGCAAAACCTCCCGCTTGTCCTAAATTATAACCAGTAAAAGCACCTGTTGCACCAGCTAATAATCTTCCAATACCTGAGGCCCCTGCTTGTTTAGCACCTTGATAACCTTGATATCCGCCATAAGCTGCTAATGCGTAGGGTAAGAATGCGAGTGGTCCTGCCATAATAATATTTTCTCCTTTAGATCTAAAAAGCTAATTCTATCATTTTACTTAGGTTTAATCAACTCATCGTGAAACTTGCCCATATACTGGTGTTCACCAACATGGACGATAGCATCATTTACATAAGCATAACATTTACCACCTAAGTTTCTCCAAAGGTTACAAAAGGCAAAATCTTCACCTAAAAATGTTTTTTCTACAGGATCATGTAGAGTATCAAAAAAATTCCACATATTAGGTTTATTAACATATTCACCATTAATTATAGTCTTTTGTACTATCTTCTTTTCTGGATACTTTTCTATCATTTTTTCTATAACTTCTCTTTTGATAAGCATACATCCAGTTGGAGAGTCTGTGCATTCCATTACACCTTTATTCACGAGTATATCTTCATTATCTGGGACTTTCATTGGATATGTATGTAATGCTTTACGGATGTCATTTGGCTCTTTAATTTGACCTTTTTTCATTTTATCAAAAGCTTTTTGCCACATTAAAGTTTTTAATGGGTAAGGCACAGATATAATATGTTTGTCAGCATCGAGCATTGCAAATATAGATTTAGCTTGAAAATATATATCTGAGTCAATGAATAATAAATGTGTTGCATCTGACTCTAAAAAACCTGCTACGCATAAGTTTCGACCTTGTGTAACTAATGACGATTTAATTAAATGAAATGACACACCAATTTTCTTTTTAAAACATGCCTGTTGAAATTCTATTAATGCTTGTGTGTAATGTATAGACACTTCACTATGAACAGGTGTGCCTAAAAATATTCTATGTTTGGGTTTAACAGGTTTTTCGGTGTCCGGTTTCCAAAGTGGTTTGATAGCTGCATCATAATCAGATTGAGCCTCAATACTTATATCTTTTACAGTTTGATATGTATCCTCATTTATGTATTCATCTTTTGGCATTCAAAGCACCTTTCAAAAAGTTTTGCCATTCAATTCCTTTTTTCTTCCAATTGTAAAATCTTTTATAAAACTTTTGTTGTTCTTCCAAATGATTTTGTATGTATGATTCATGTAAATAATTTGAAGCTACATCTATTGCATTTGCAAAACCTCTGGCTAGTAATTCAGGATTACGAGTATAATTTACATAAATAGGCCACTCAGCACAAGTTTCAGGTAGTGCACCAAAGTTTGTAGTTATTATATGTAAACCTGCAGCCATTGCTTCTAAAGCAGAGGCACAAAATGTTTCTTCAAATATAGAAGGGTAAACAAACATATCATAGTCTGTAATATGTTCTAAGATATATTCATTTGGTTTATATCCAATATAATTAACATTAGGTAAAGACTTTGCTTGTTCAAATAAAGGATTAAAATCATTTCCAACTTTATCTTCAAATTCGCTACCATAAATTTTACAAGAGCTGTAAACATCTAACGTTACATTTGTATTTTTAATCATTTGCATAGCAAGTAATAGAACATTTAATCCCCGCCAGGGTGTGCAGTGATGTATAATTTTTATTGGTTCACCTTGTTTATATATTTTTCTTTGAGGAAAATGGTCTGCACCATTTTTGATTACTAAAGATTTATCTTCTGGTATTTGAAAAAAATATCTAAATTTTTCATAGTTCCAGTGTGAGTTAAATACATACCAATCATATTCATCAAATCTACTTTTATCTCTAAAAAAATTTTGCAAATTAGGTTGATCGTAAGAATTTTTTTGCCACAATATATTTATTTTATTTGGGTCTAAAGGTATCTTGCCAGGTATGGATGTACATATTTGAAATTGGTCTAACAAATCTTTTGGAACATACTTTTGTAAATGTTCCATTTGAATTTCAGTTGCTCCTCTAGGCTCCATTTGACCCCTTAAATTTTTTTAGTGTTTGTTCATTTGTAATCAAAAAAAATGGTTGTATCCATCGTTCTTCTACTTTTTGTTCCATAACTGGTGAATGAAATATTTGTGAACTATAAAAAACACATCTATTCATTTTTGCACCTATTACTGCTGTTGGCTCATAGTCATCTTTTTGCGTGTAGAAGTTTGTACCATCTTTAATTGAATTAGAGTTATAATAAACCACTCCTGCAAAATCAAAGCTGTCACTATCTTGATGCGGTTTGTATTGATTCCAAGATGGAGATTCTTTTAATTCTGATAATTTAGTTTTTCGTAAATATGTTTTTGTATGTAAAACTTTTAACTTTGATTGTTTCTCAAAAGTGTTTTGGAATATGGTTGCAAAATTAAATGGGTTATGAGGATCATAGTTAAATTCAGATGTTTCAAAGCATGGATAAGCTTTCATTCTGTCACCACCAAAAAAATGAGTTTGTGGTTGATAGCTTTGAAAAAAATGTAAATTTAAAAAATTAGAGACCACCAAACCAAAATCGCTTGGTTGATAAAAATTATCAATAAGGTTGAACATTTATTTTTTTGTTGCAGCACCCATTGAAACTCTTGTAACCTTTATTTCAAGATCTTGTCTAAAATCATCATCAGTAGTATCAGTATTGGGATCAGCAACATCAGCATCAAATTCAGCTTTACTTGCATAAACCTTTCCTGTTCTTTTATGTTTAATGATTTCTTTTGCTTCAGCAGGTATTTTCGGTAAGTCACTCATGCACGTCCTTGTCTGTTGTATTTCTTATACGATCTTTTTTCAGATTTTGAAAGACTTTTTTTATGTCTTCTTGGCCTTTTCCTAGGTTTAGGTCTAGGTACGAAATTAACAAATTTTCTTTTAGCCATTAGTCTCGATTAATTTCAAGTATAGAAGCTATTGCAAATAACTCATTTGCTTGTGCTGCTTGTACTTTTAAGATTTCACTCTCCATTAGAATTAGTGGTTCTGACAAAATTTGTGTTGTAGCTAGAGCTGCTATTGTTTTTGTTTTTACAATATTAAAGACATTACCAGATGCATCTGTCAAAGTAATGTCTACAGTGGTGCCTGAATTAGCATCCTCTGTAATTAATAAGGATTTTACAATAGCTCTCGAATTGGATGGGCATGTATATAAAACAGTATTATCTGTCGTAGTTAAATCTTGTTTTGCATTTAAAAAAGTATTAGCCATTTAGAAACCAAGAAAATCTTTCTTGCTCCTGTTTTTGTTCATCTAAAAAAGTAGTATTTAAAAGATCTTTTAAAGTTTGTAAAGATTGTGATATTTGCCTTTGATTGGTTTGTGAGTATTGTTCAGTAGGTTCAGGTATAGGTAAATCAATTTTAGCCATAATTACACCATAGGTACACCGTAATTAAACACCCCATTTTGTACGAAAGGATTTACTGACTGTATACCAACAGCAGGAGGTATCATCATTGGTTGTTGTTGTATAGGTATTACTGGCGGTTGTATCAAAGGCACAATACCTCCACCGTCATTTGGTGTAAAAGTTGGTCTTAAGGATTCTAGGTAATCTTTGTACTGTTGTTCTTGTGCCATTGTATCAAGGTTGTAAAAACTTGCATCAACACCTGATAAAAATTTATTTCTGGCTTGTGTATTCTGTGATTGTAAAAAAGGACTTAGAGCTGCTATTCCTAATCCAACTGGAGTTGGTATTACTCTTTTAGGTAAGTTTAATTGTCTTGATCTAAAAACTTCTACATCTTCTTCTCTTTTATCACTAATCAATCTTCTGATTAGATTATCCATTTCTGATTTTCTTCGAGCTTCTTTTGCTTCTGCAGCTAATTGTTTATTTACATTTCCTGATGAGTCAGGCACACCACCCATATCTTGTCCACCACCTCTTTGATCTCTTGGACTACGATCACGAGTTTTACCTCCCATACCCATTGCTCTATCTCTTGCACTCATTATCTCATACCATCCTGTTGAACATCAGCTCTAAATGTGCCAAACCTCCAACTTTGATCTGTTGAAGTATTTGCTATTTTTAAATTTGCAAATCTTGATCTGGCTCTTGTATCCACTTTAGCAGTTGAACTATTGATTGTAAATGGACCTAATGGTGATGATGCTGCGGTGTCCGTTGGAAAGTCTCGTAAATTAATTGTAACCTGTGCATCTCCAGTAAGTAATTTAAAATCTGGTATAAACCTTCTCATACTCATAAAAAATTGACCATCTCCCTCTATAGCTAAATCAAAATCACCTGATTGAATAAAAGCAGGTATGGCTGTTTTATTGCCTAAAGAATCTACCTGGTTATTACCAACTTCATGTTCATAATAAATACTAGATCCGTTTATTGATGTAGCTCCTTGTATAATTGGAAACGTTGGAACTCCTGAGGGATTAAATTCTGTTGCGTATGGTTTATCGTAAAGAGTAGCATCATGCCAACTAGTTCTTGATAATGAGCCAGTAGTCCACGTATTTTCTGCATAGTTGTATGTAACTAGTCTGTCAGGTTCACTAGATCCATTTTTAGGATAGAACCAATTTATTTCATTATATAAATGATTTAAACCTGCGTAAACTTGTTCACCAGAATTATAGTTTATACCTAAGTTTGTTCCTTTACTAGTGAATACAAAATCTTCAACTAAACAAGGTAAAGATTTTACTGTACCATCATAAACAAAAAACCCACCTGCTTGTCCCATCCAATAGACTGCACCATTTACATATCTCATAGAGTGTTGACCTATAGCTCCACAATTAGATCCAACCTGCCTTACTGAAAAAGTAAAAGGAGGACCAACAAATTGCATTACATATGCCGATGTGTCAGTTAAGATCAAAATATAATCTTTTGCTTTAGCTGCGCCAATAATTTTTACACCCGAATCTAATCTAAAAGTACCAGATGTATTTGTTGATGTTGGTATATAAGTATTAATATCTTCTTGATCAGAAAATCTTATAAACATTTTATCTTGTGTTCCTGTGTCTCCTATTGTTGTTTCTGTTCCTAACACAATTAGATGCCTATCTCTTTCAGACACTATGGTTGCTACAGACTGAGTTGGTGCTCCTGTTACAACAGTGGCTCGTGTTTGTAAAGAATCAGTTCTTACTGCGATAGGATCCCATTCAAAAATTTTACCATTTTTTACAGTTGCAATTAGTTTTTGTCCAAAGTGATCTAATGACCATGATGCAGGATCAAGTAACACAGATGAGACTTGTGAAGCATTACCCCAAGCTGTGAAAAATTCAACTGATGCGCCACTATTATGTGCAGACCTAGTTCCGGCAACACCTCTTGTAATACCAGTCAGGTTCGGTGAATTTACTCCAGTGTAAGAAATAAACTCAGCACCAACTTTAATAGTCCCTGACGTAGGAAATCCCGCTGTTGAAGTTAATGTAATAGATGTTCCAGTTCCTCCGGTACCTGCAGTATCATCTTGTAAAGATCCATTTAATGTTCCTAAGATTCCTGAAGCTCCACCATAAGTTGAAGTGCCCCATCCGTATCCATAACTTTGAGAGAGAGGCCCTGGTTTTACATATGGGTTTAAAGTTGCAGACCCACTTGCTGAAACAGAAGTACCGGCATTGGATGCCATAGTTATTGTAAAGGTATCATTAGTGGGCACTGAAACAACTTGAAATGAATTGTCAGTAAAATTTGAACTTATATATCCTGCACCTGTTGGTGGTGTTACTGATGTAAATGTAAATAAATCTCCTGCAACTAATCCATGTGCAACTTTGTTGACTGTTACAGTTGCTGAGGCATTTACAGTCGTAAAGGTTGCTCCAGTTATTGCAGGATCTAAAGGAGTTATATCGTAGAAAGCTCCCTCATGTTTTACCACTAAAACTTTATTTGTTCCTAAAGCATTATAACGTCTACCATCAAGATCAGCCCAAACCATTTGTTGTCTAACTGCTCCTACTAAAGTGCTTGAAATTTCTTGTTCCCAACCACCTATTTTTTCAGGTAATCCATATCTAAATCTTACAAAGTCACCATCTGTCCATTGTCCCTCTGCTCCAGTTTGTGTAACTTGTTTATTAAATCCCGGTCTTATTTGTACATTTGTTAAAGGCATGGCACATTATACCCTAATTTAAGTTAAGATTAAAGTTTACCCTTAAACCTAATAACAATCAGCATTCCAAGAAATTATTGTTTTAGGCACTTCAGAAGTATTTTTAGGAGCTCTGTGTGTAAAGAAAGAGGGGAACATTAATATATCTCCCTCACTAACATCAAAAACTTTGTGTAGATTGGGTTCAAACGGAAATTTTATTTCAGTTCTTGGATGTATGTTTTTATCAAAATCAATATAATATATACCAGTAAAGTTACACCCGTGAGTATGCCAACCATGTTCACCATCCTTATCATAAGTTTGATACCAAATTTGTTTTATTGTAATTCTTGGTTGGTCTATTCTAGCAATCATTTGGTTAAGCTCAGATTGTATCATGGGTAAAATTTTTAAAACCCATGGTCTTTTCATATCGTGAGAATCATCAAAATCTAGTTTACTAATATTATCAGCAGGTTTGTCCGTCTGTGTCTTCCCATCGTTTTCTCTTATCATTGGCAACACAGTTTTTTTTATGTCGTCATGCCAATGTAATTTAAATTTAAATATTGGAACAGGAATTTTATCTATCTTTAGTTGCATTAGATGATTTTACCTTTTCACTTGATGTATCTAATCTATGAACTTTATCGTTAAATTTCATATTCCATTGACTAACAAGATGAATTAAATTGTTTCCAAAATGTTTAAAATCAACTGCTTTGAAAAATATTTTACCTTTAAAAAATAATGTAAATCTTTCTTTCCAAGAAAAAACTATATCAGCAGATCCGTCTTCGTATTGTCTAAATTCCATGGTTTATATTATTACTTATACCTAATCTTACTCTTTTGTCAAAAGCATGATCCTTGTTTGGTCCAGCTTGATTTACATAATGTAAAAAGACTTGTGAATGCCAGTCACCTCTAAATGGTTCTCTAAAATGAAACATTTCACAACCTTTGTATATTATAGCATTTCCTGGTTCTAGATCATACTTATCTTCACCAATATGAAAATACCAAGGTTTGTAATTAGATCCTAACATTACACTTACACTTACTTCACAAGATTCTCTGTCTTTATGTTTTAGAAGTTCTGAACCATTTGTATACATTCTCCAAAATGTATAAGTAGGTTGTAATTTTAATTTAGTTATTTCTTCCATTTTAGATTTTTTATTTATCATTAAAGATTCCATAACGGTGTCTGAGTATACTCCAGTATCGCAATTATTGTTTTGTTTAAAATCATTGTATTCAAGATCCACAAAATTATTTTTATGAAATAAAAGAGTGTGCTCTGTAAGCAAACCCACTTCTTCTTTTGTAAGAAAGTTTTCTACAAGTATATAACCTTTTTCATCTAAAGTGCCCATGCTACTACTGAATACCTCACTCCTTTAGTTACTGGATTAACTCTATGTGGAAACATAAAATTACTTGGCCATACAATCAACCTATTTGGCACTACATCTATCTCAAACTGTCCAGACAAGTCCGGATTTGCAAACACAATTTTACCACCTTCGTAATCATTATTTAATAAATAAATGCAACTAAAGGTTCTAGGATTACCATTGAAATGATCTGTATGCCATGTGTAAAACCCACCAGTTTCATATTTTAATATTGATATGTCATTAATAAATACAGGACTAATAATTTCAGGATGTATATTTAAATCTTTTTTAAATCTTGCTATATATTCTCTGATAATTTTATAAAGTAAATTACACCAATGCACTTCTGTCATAAATTCACTTTGATTTGTTAGCTGATATACAAAGGTTCTTCTAACTTCAAAATCAACTCTTTTTGTATCTCCCTCTCCAACATTTGCTTCATGAAATTGTTTTGAATTGCAATAGTTCAAGAA